TTCTTCCAATCCCACGTAAATAGTCGTTTTATGAAATTCTTTTTATTCTTATACTATCTTTCAGTATATAAGTAGAAATACATATCATTCTCTACTTTTAAACCTATATTAACAGTATCAGTACCTATAGTATAGTATACAGTAGTTAAAGGATTATATTTTATACTATCCTAATAAGTAGTATCTTTAAGTATAGTAATTATATTACCACCCTCAACTCCCTTACTATCGTTAACGTTTATAATCTACGACTAGGTTGCAGCTACAGAAATTGTTTTAGGTTTAAGCTTCAAAAGCCTCCTAATACTATCAACTCTATGTAACGCTTCATCCTTCTAGTTCTACAAATCTTTAATGTCCAGTCTTAAAACATTATTAGCCTACTAGGAGCTGTCTAACAACCCCTAATAGGCTTCAATGTTGTTCTGAGCCATTTCTAGCTCCTGTGAAAGCTTTATATTGTTTCTGTGGGTATTACATCCCCAGAGCAATAAAAACGCAACAGAAGCCGCGCAAATGCCCTTAATGACTGTCTTCCAGTGGCTCTTCAGCCACGCCAGAATCGTCAGTATTTCCATCTTCAAAATCAAGATCTATTCCAGTATAGTCCTCGCCCTTCTTACGTAGGAACTTGCCGAGTAATCGCCAAGGACCTTTTGGATCTAATGTATTTAAATTTTCTATGATCGACCAAATCTCAGTTAACGTGATGATTACAGCCGCACCTCCAGTAAGCAGGAATACTCCAGATTCGTCAAACACAGCCCATTCTAAGCCATGTAATAAAGCTAATATTATACCCTCATCTTTTATCTTACGAATCGTACCATTCCAATTCTTACTACTTTCTATCTTCTTTTTAAGTTTCCTAGCCACTTTAAAGCCATAAATCATGTCTATGGTAGTAGTGGCGAAACATACTAACAACAGATACCATATTGGGGCAAAGTAACTTACTACTGCTGAGAAAGCTCCTAACAGAAACTTACCTACAGCACTACCATTAACCATGGTATTTATAGTAGATCCTATGCACTCTATTGTATGTGATAAATGTTGTGTCATAATTAATGTGATTCTACGACCTCTACGTTCCAATAACCGCTAATAGATGTACTTCCTCCTTCTACAGGATGGATTCCTGTTACGGTATAACTTACATAGCCTCCAGATTGTATTGTGGTAGTAGATGTAAAGTCAAGATTGTTTACATATCCGTCACCCCAACTGTGATAACCTGCTTGAGCGTTTCCACCAGATCCGCCGCCGGTAACATCCCAATTTTGATCTGCTGGGTCTGGACCATACCAACTTATACCAACAGACGTTTGATGTACATCCACCTGTATTGTACCACCGCTGGCTACACCATCGCAATAAATACTATACGGGTTACTTGGGTCGTCTCCTCCTGGGGGTATAGGCCTCCATTTCGGTGTATATATTTGATCTTTATCTGCTGCATACAATGCAGGATTCCATCCATTGAATGCTTCCGTTTCTGTATCCTGCGGTGTATATTCTTGTGGACACTCTGGTATTATTCCGGAGTTCACATCGTATTCGTAATATATAGTACCTGTTGGGATAGCTGGAGGTAGCTCGTCGATTGGTTTTATCGCCCTTACAAAAGCAGTAATAGTATTAGATGTTGCTAGTTCTCGATATGAATTTGGTACATAATACCATTCTGTAGTAGTCATATGAGTCTGCGGATCAATTACTTCTCTACTAGTATATTGACTGTATCCTCCTACCCACTACATACCATAAACATAAGAACCGTTTTCAGATTCATATTCTGGTTCATAGGACCAATATTTATTTTGCATAAGATAATACCAATCATCAGAATTAGATCCTATATCTGTGTTTGTTTTTAAAGGAGTACCGCCAATAAACTATAAAGCTGTATTTATGGCATCAATACCATTTAACATTTTATATAATTGTGATAGAGATGGTACCTATCCGTCGCCATTAAAAGTAGTATTACAATACTACACTACAGGAGAATTTAACATAAACTGCTATACTGCACCATATCCCTGATTTTTATGTGCATAAACATTGCTGGAATAACTATAATAGCTATCTGCATCTGTAGTGTATGCAATGCTTGTAGAACTTTCGTTTTTGTCTATTAAAAAACTACCTGGTATTGTCTGTCCGTTGTACGTACTAGGCTATCCCAACCAAGCGACATATGCAACATCGTTTGCACTTATACTAGAAGAATTTGCAACCGGTACAAAAGATCCGTCATTCATATAAAAATAAGCACCTTCTGCATAACTCATACCATCTGCAAATGTAATATGATATTGTAAAGGCTAATCTTGTTTTGATACAGCACTAGCTGGAACCAGTCTATTATATTCAAACGTAGTAAGTGGTGTTGTATCAGCCCCGTTTTCTATAGCAGTCTGCTTACAAATACAGTAATTGTTCGGAGACAAAGAAGTGCCCAAAACCTGATTTGCCTCCGTATACGTCATCATTTTTTTCATAGGCCGGCAAATTAAGAAATCGTACTATCGTAGAATCCTGCAGCAGTTACAGACTTAGTATTATCCGATGGAACGAGTGTAGATCCAGAAATTGTCCACAACCCAGCACTAGCAACAAGGTCGGAAAGCCATTGATTGAGTGTTTTTGTAGTACCGCCAATAGTCATATTTATATCTCCTATTGTAGTATAAACCCAAGCGGAGCCGTTCCACATCAATATGTTATTTGCTGCAGATGGTGCAGAAAGACCGGCATTGTTTATAGAAGACAGTGGTTGATTAAGTGATACGCCGCCTCCACCAGTTTCATCTGTGCCAGCAACCCACTTGTTTCCATTGAACTTTAATACCTAACCTGCAGTGGCAGCTGGCATCTGCAAATCATCAATAGAAAGTTTTGCATTAACCCATTTACTACCATCATAACGAAGAACCTGGCCAATGGCCATATTAGACAAAGTGACATCGTTTAGATCGTTGAGACCCATGTTGAGATTTATATCTCCTGTAATATTTACATCACCTTCAAATGTAGTATCACCTTCTACTGTAAGATCTCCGCCGATATTAGTGTCTCCGTCTACATACAAATTGCTGTATATATTTGTAATGTCGCCGTTTGGGTCGTAATCGATAGCAGTAAGTCTCTTATTGATAATATCCTGATATTTATCTGTCGCAATTACGGTACCGTTACTCCCAGACCCCCTCTTTGGGTTGAATCTATCATCGTATAATTGGTATGCATATGCTATAGAATCATTATGTTGTGAATCAACTCTTGGATAAAGAGGATCATTAGGATCTATAGTAACATGGTTTACTAGCGTACCGTATACTTTAATTTCTTTACTTTCCATTATGCAAATTTAATTTTAATATTCATTTGACCTGCTAAAATAGGAGATACGCTACGATAGCAGTAATAACCATCTTTAATTACACCATTGAGCATTGGAACTCTAATGCCAGAAGATAATTCTGATACAAGATCACGTTCAGGTTCAATGGATTTAATATAGTGAATTCTTCTTTGAGATACAACCCACAGATAATCTCCGTCTATTGAATTTGGAATGGAGTAACTTATTGCTTTAACATCGTATTCGTTAAGATCTGTATCATTTACATCCAAAGCCTCAATATTCGAGTTCTCAAGGAATCCAATCTTGATTGTATCTATCTTCTTAACGTTCACTGTAAACGTATAAGAAACAGTATTGTTTTTATCTGCGACTGTTACATGCGTTTCCCTTAATACCTCATCGAAATCCATACCGTGCAACGTACCATCTTTATCTACAGTCAAAGCTTCTTCATCATCAGAAGTAAACGTGAGCTTAGCGATATTAGGATTATTGCCGTTGTACAATACAACAGAGCCATCTTTAAGCTTCAAATATATATTATACTGTTTATCATACAAGTCGTATCCACCAAGCAGAACCTGACTGTTAGTAGCAATAGTATACTCAGCTTCTTCTGTCCATATAGAATCTATCAGATTTTCGTCATCGCCTGTATCATCTACATCAAGATAAATATCTCCAGACTCACCACCCTCATCAACAAGCTCAAATACAAGACCTTTATCAATAGTATATGTTCTAAGGTTATGTCTACCCCAACCCTATTCAAATACAGTAAGTACAACTACAAGTTTATATTCTCCGCACATACCCTATTGTACTGCAGGGAAAAAACATGTGAGTGTATTTTTTGTTGGAAGTACTTGAGAGTCAGCAAGATATATTGGCCAACACATATTCTGATGGAAGTGCCACTCAGCAGGACGGCCGGTTATATCGTATGGCTCTGGTTTTGGATGATGCGGATGTGCACACGGTGGATCACATGGGCGAACCTATGGATTGAACGGTTCCCAGCAATGATCACAATGTGGTTCACAGCAATCATCAAAACAATGATAATCGAAGAACGGGCTATGGAATGGATCATGGTGATCATGCCAACAATTATCCCACCAACCAAAACCACAACAAGACGGCTTTGGTCTTGGACCATGCTGTATGTGGCAGCAATGATCATGGAAACGCTCAGGTCTCAATCCAAATCCACGATAGCCTGGCCACCAATGGAAATCATGAAAGTCTGGTTCAAATCTATCATAGTTACACATATTTGCGGGAAGCATGTGATAGCTTGGAAATCCGCAGTTGTTTATATTATGATGTGAAGGATGATAGAATTCAGGAAAACCAACTCTCTTAAATGGTTTAGGACCATCTTCTTTTCCACAGTTGCAGATTGAAGTGTTAATTAAATAACACCTGAGTTGTTTAACACTAGACTAATCAAACTCATCTATTTTATCAAACCCAGCTTGTGTATTTGGTTCGATTCTAAGTTTAAGTCTAATGTCATTACCAATTCTAATTTTTCTCATATTGCAATATGTTAATAAAAAAGGCTACAGATGGGCGTCGCCCACCCATAGCCAGTTTTATATGTATTTTGATAAATTAACCAACAAAGGCCTCAAGGATAGCCTTCAGGCCAGCAAGCTGACCAGTAATGCCATAAACCTCTACGGTCTGCTTTGTCTTGCGGAACAGATCGTCAGCAGTGCGGTACATGTTTTCAAACTCAAGAGTAAGAGCATCGTACTGAGCTGTGAGATCAGTCTCCATAGCAGGCTTGATGATAGGCCAAGTACCCTCACCACGGTTCAGGATTCCGAGATAACCCATAGCCTGAGACTCGCGGTCACGTACCAATTTAGCAGAAGCAGGATACTGCTTGCCAGGAACCTTATCAATCGTTACTCCTGTTGGGAAATGCTTGTTTGTTGACTCCCATCCGTCTGCAGCAGGATCGGTGTAATAAACATTAGCATTGAAACGA